CCTGCTTCTGACAATTCTTTATACTGAATTTCGTCTTCGTCTAAACTATCTACAACAATCAATAAATCTAAAGATGCAAACTGCTGTAAATTTTGTCCTTTTAGTCCATGCTGCTTACCATCATCAATATATGTAAAAATGTCGTCGGTGAAATGTCTCAAATATCGCGTCATAATCGTTCCTGCAGTGATTCCATCCGTATCTGTATCAAACAAAATACCAATGTTTTCGTTTTCTTCAATTGCCCGATTAATACGCATATATGCTTCATCAATCCTATATAAAGAATCCAGTGGAAGCAAATCTTCTTCTGTCGGATTTAGAAAATGTTTCGCATCTTGAATTCCTCTTTGTTTAAGAATCGTATCAAATACTTCATCCTCATACATTCCTCTACAATCGTTTAAAATATTATAATTCTTCTTCGTCCTTATCATCTCCTAATATTAAAATTTCGTTGTTTATGATATACTCAAATTTTTCTTTACCCATATCGGTTGCAGAAACCTTTGGAGCATAATATGATTTTGTCCAGTCCCAATATCCAATTTCAAATTCTGCAAACTTAGAATAATGACGTAAAACTTCTACGTTTCTCTTTATATTGTCTAATTCATATCCTTGGTCATGAAGAAAAATCACCTTTGTTGGATGTAATTCCACAAGCAACCGTGCTTGCTGTACACTTAAACTTCCACTCATAAGCGCAACAGCGTTTCTATATCCGTATGAATAACATTGCATGACAAATTTTTCTGCTTCTCCTACAAAAACAGTATTTTCAACAAGATATTGATAATTTTGAGCATAACCAAATAATGTAGTGCTGCAACGCCCAGGATAAGAATAAAAATATTTCAGCGCACCATCTGAAATCTCATAATTAAAACGTTCCTTAACCCCAATAAGCTGTCCATATTCATTTCTGATGGGAATAACAATTCCTTGTGATTCGACGTCATATCTTATTCCAAAATACTGCTGTGCATCTAATGATATATGATCTTTCAAAAATCGAATATTGGGATAGAATTGAAATTCATCTAATATTTTTTCGTCATATATTTTCGATTGAATAGTGTTTCTTTGTCTAATCTTTTCATAAAATCCTCCAAAGATTCCTTTTTTCTGAAAGTGTCCAATATAATCTTGTATATGTAACACATTTTTTATTTCATTTAAGACATCTACAAATTCTACTTTTCTTTGATTGGTGATATATGAAAAGATATCAGTTTGAATATTTCGAGCATAATCATGTACGTACAGCCAATTATTATTTTCAAGCTTAATTACAATACTTTTTTTCGAAGATTCTTCATCTCGCCCAAATTGCATGTATGTAGACCGAATGACTATATTACAGTATCCAAAATGTTCCAATACCTCTTTTAGTTTTTCTGGATTATTTAATAGCTCTTTTTTAATATCTTCTAACATATATCACCACCAAGTTATTTTTTATCTTATTTCTCCATGTTTTGGACGGCATTGTGCCACTTCTCTGAAGATAGAATGATCGCCTGAAAACTTCAAAAGATACGCAATACCAGTATCACTGGAGTTATTACCATTCCGAGTTTTTTCTACAAATAACATTCTCCATACTGCATTTGGATCTGCTCTATATTCCTCTTCAATCCATTTATCGTTAATCTTTTTCAGTCTAAATGGATGGCAATAATATTTACTTTTTTCATCAAGTTCTTCGGCATAAACAGTTCGCATAAGGAACAAATTCTCAAGAATTTCTTTCGTCTGCTTGGCATTACTAAGGCAACTGGCATCCAGGAATAATTTTCCTTTCATATATTCTGCCAACTGAACTGATGCCAACATGATTAAATTATATTTTTTTGCCAACTTATCTAACTCTCTACTGTCTCTAACTAAAGACAAATCTTGTCTGGAGGATGAAAAATCGCTCTCTTGGATTTTAAACGTATCGTATAGAACTGTATCATATCCAAATTTAAGAACATTCTCGCGTACTTTCTTCTTAACAACAGCCATGTCTGCATCGTTCATAGCAATGAACTTTACGCGACCCTTATAATTCTTTCTCCAGAATGCTTGCACATCTTTTAATTGCTCACGACTTTCCTTGTTTATATCACCCACAGACATTTTCTTTTTCGTAAGTTTAAAATATCTGTTCCTCTTGCCAAGGAGCCAAACCATAAATTTGATTTTAAATTTTTTAATATTTTCTTCGTTGGAAATAATAAGAATTTTCCGATCATAATATAGAAGAGCCATAAGAACTGTAATCCACCAAGTGGATTTTCCTGCGCTACTGAATCCTCCCATCATTGTGAGAGTTCCTTCTAACAATCCCATTATTTGCCTAGATAAAAAAGGAAAACAATTGATTTCTTCTCCGTTTTTATCATATCCTGCTATATCAAAAGGTACACCATTTTCTTCACCTTCTGCACATGATTCAATAAATTCGTCATCGAAATCTATTTCTTCTTCTTCCAGGATCTTGCTCGAATATCCGGTACCATAAGTGCTTATTCTTGCCTCGTACCAATCCGTTACCTCTTCAGCAGTCATCTTTCGAAATAATTTAAGAGGAATAACTTTCTTATCCTTGATATTAATCTCTTTTAAAAGATTAAATCCATCATCGCACATGCGAAGCATAACATTTTCTCGATACAAGATATCAATGTATGTATCAAAATTCTGTGTATTGATAATGTCCATCTGATGCTGAATCGAATCCCATCCACCACAATCCTCATATCGATCAATGACTTCTTGTTTTGAATTTGACAGAATAGTTATTTCATCAAGAGAATAGAATCCTTTTTTTCGTAAATCTTTCAGTAGTGAAAAATAAAACCGACCATCAACAGTGATAAAATCGTCCTTCTCAAATGTCGTGTCATCCAAAAGAAGCATATCCTTAAAGAAACAGCTTACAACATTTCCCTCATATTCAATTCGTCCTTTCAATAGCTGCGCAGGATACTTTTCTTTGACACCTGTAATAAATTCAGCTATATTACTCACCTACCTGTTCTTCAATATCAGATAAACTTCTTTTCTTCTGTCGTCGTTTATAATGACCATCCGATATATCAACTTCCACCTGTTTAGGTGCTTCTTTTTCTTTTACTTTAAAATCTGCGATACCATTTTTGATCATTGCAGAAAAATATCTGATTTTAGCGTATTCACTCGAATAATCTCTTTGCTGAATGACAGATGTCATGTAATCTTTATTCTCTTCTAAATATGCTAAAATCCGATCATAAGAATAAGATCCAATTATAAAACTTAACTCTTTGAATAATGCAGTATTAATTACTTTATAACCAAAAATCTCATTAATACACTCGTATGTATCGTCTCTTATTTTTCTGTCATGCAATACAGTTAGATATTCTGCTTCATTGCAGTAGTAGATGTTTTTACCATCCACTACTACTTTGAAAGCATCTTTTCTATCTACCTTATTATTGCAATATCTGCATTTAACAAGCATACATGATACTCCTTAGTTCATCATATCATAAATTCGTTTCAGTCCATCTTCATCTACATCATTAAGTTTGCCATATTCTGCAATGACTTTTCTGACGTTTGCTTTCTTATCTTTATCAGTACACTCTTTGAACATTGTACGAATTACTGCAGCGAGATCATCCGGATAATCAGAAGTTTCTGTCGCGGTTTCTTCTTGTGCTACTGTCTCCTCTACTGGAATATCATCAATATCCTCATCTTCTTCAATCGGTTCCGGATCAGGTTCTACTTTTTTCTTCTCCACAACTGGTTTAGATTTTTTACCAAGAGTAGATTTAGATTTCTCCATACCTTCCTCGACAACTCGAATAAAATCTGCCGCCATATTAGGTTTATCAAATACCAGATATTCTGGCACAGCGCCATCTGCAAAACGACCACCTGCATCAATGAGTGTTGTTCCTCTGAAATAAAGTTTGCGAATAGTATCTGTCGCATATTTTTTTGTCTTATCCCCGACTTTTTTCTCCTCAAGATCACGGTCAATAACACCAGTAAGGGTTACATCAAAAATGTCTCCGAATGCTGCTTCATAATCTGCTCCCATGTTTGAAGAAAGCTGCATATAACCATCTTCTTCCAGTCCACCCTTTTCTTTAATTGTTTTGAATTTTGTATGAGCAATAACCCACACGCCAAACCCAGCATCTTCAAGACGAGTCATATACGGTTTAATGATGTCATTTGCGGAGAATTTTTCACCTGCTGTATATCCTCCAAATGCAGCCTTAATTGATTTACATTTTTTGGTTGGATTTTCTACATTACTCTGACGAATTGTTTCCGCATCTGCAATTAGAGCAAGTTCATCACCGGTATCAAATGCCACCATTTCGATATCATGCTCTTTACCCTTTTCTTTAATAAGCCAGTCTGCTAACTCCTGAAGATCTTTATATGTCTTGACCTGTGTGGTATTTAAATTGTCAAGCATTTTATAACCTTTCTCGTTTCCACATCCGACAAGCAGACCTTTTGCAGGATCTCCATATTTTTCCAGAATTACATCACGGAAAAGTGTCGTCTTACCAAATTTCTTAGTACTTCTAAGGTAAATAGAAAGATTTTTGATGTCTGGTTTAATTACATTGATTGTTGGTTTCTGAAATGCCATAAATATATATCTCCTTTATATATGTAGTTTATTATTGAAGAATCAGGAGGGCATAGCCCTCTTAATTCTTATAGTTCATCATCCTCATCGAAAAGATCTTCTGTTCCTTCCGGAAGTTCTTCCTCAAGTGGTTTGATTGTCATGTCGTCCTCTGTATACACCGTGTCAACTCTTCCACGAGTGAATCCGCGAGCTGGTTTTACAAACTGATACTCCTTGATTCTGTCACCATAAACTCCTTTGCTATATTCAGCACGGATATCATCCATAGTGATAAGTCCACAATCAAGGTCATATTTCTGCTCATCAGTCAGCATATCTTCTGTAATTTCAACTCTCTGTGCGCCATTCAGCATATTAACGATTACGCCATATTCCTTAAAACCATCATCCTCG